ACGATGACGGGCGTTGTGGTGAGCTATACCGCGTCTACACAGGTGTTGGTGGTGAACGTGGCTTCCGTGGTTGGGTCGGGCACTTACGCAACGTGGCAGGTGAGCAACCTGATGCCTCGTCTGGACTACAACCCCAGTACGCTGGCGGCTCAGGGCTTCTTGGTTGAGGAGGCGAGGACGAATTTGTGCTTGCAGTCTGAAGATTGGGGCAGCGCAACGTGGTCAAAGTCCGGATCAACGATTACGGCCAACGCAACGACCGCGCCCACTGGTACTACGGTTGCAGACAAACTGGTGGAGGATACGTCCACTGGCACGCACATTACAACGCAATCCATTTCGCTTGGCGGTTCTGTTGACAACTCGGCGTATGTAATCAGCGTTTTCGCCAAGGCGTCTGAAAGGACCAGATTTCAGCTATTTGACAACGCTCAAGCATCCTCTGGCATTACATCCTTTGATTTGTCAAATGGAACGGTGGTATCAGGCACAGGAACAATTACCGCTGTAGGAAATGGCTGGTACAGATGCTCGGTGTTCCCGCTGAAAAGCACGAGCATTACATCGACGCTGACAATCAGGCTGATTTCTACTGGCTCAACGACCAACTACACCGGCGACGGCACCAGCGGCATCTTTGTATTCGGCGCTCAACTCGAAGTCGGAGCCTTCCCCACCAGCTACATCCCCACCACCACCACCGCGCTGACCCGTGCAGCCGATGTGGCTTCAGTGAATACGCTGAGCCCTTGGTATAACGCGACGGCGGGGACAATTTTTGTTGAGGCGGCAAACGCACAAGTGTCTGCATCGTTGTTCAGCACAGACGACGGTACGGCATCCAATCGCATCATCACCTATTTCAATGTGGCAAACAGCCCCGCTTTTCGGGTTGTTTCTGGCGGCGTAGATCAGGCCAACTTCTCGGCTGGAACAATCGCACAAAACGCCACATTCAAGTTGTCTACCGCGTACGCAACAAATGATTTTGCCGCATCTTTGAACGGCGCTGCTGCCGTAACTGATACGTCAGGAACCGTTCCGTCTGGACAAACTACTGCGCGAATCGGCTCAAATGTCTCCAGTGCTAATTTTATCAACGGCTACCTCCGCCGCATCACCTACTACCCCCGCCGCCTGAGCAATGCCGAGTTGCAGGCCATCACCACTTAAGGAGCACCCATGTACACCGATTACTTCCTGAAATTTACCGACGAAGCCGAGGCCAACGCGGCGCTGTTCACCGAGCAGACCAACGTGCAAGACGATGTGGTCGAGACGGTGCTGGTGCCCAAGTACGCGGCCATTGATGTCATCGGCACCATCTACAAGCCCACGGGCAACGTGCTGCCTGCCGAGGACGAAAGCGGCGAAGCGGTGGATGAGATGGCTCCGATTGATGGCTGGCATGTCAACGTGCGCCACACCGACGAGGTTCCGGAGCTGGCACCGTACCAAGTATTTCCGGTAACGCCTGCGAGAATGTGGGCCTGATTCTGGTGTAATATGCACCGCAACCGTACTGGTAAGGTTTACCAGGGCTCAATTTGAGCATCCATGACTGAAGAAGTCCAAGTCCTAGCGGAAGTTGACCCCGCGCCGGCACAGGCAGCAACGGCTGCGCCTGATGTTGAAGCAAGTTCGCCGGAAGTAGCTGAGAACCAAGTCGAGCAAACGGCAGAGGAAAAGAAGTTTTCTCAAGCTGAGATCGACGCGATGATCAGCAAGCGCCTCGCAAGAGAGCAGCGAAAGTGGGAACGAGAGCAAGCGGCCAAGTTTGCAGATATGCAAACCCGGCAGCCCGCGCCGAAAGATGTTCCGCCAGTTGATCAGTTTGAGTCTCCTGAAGCCTACGCAGACGCGTTGGCGTACAAGAAGGCCGAAGAACTGATTGCCTTGCGAGAGCAGCAGAAGGCTCAGGCAGCGATTGCTGACGCCTACCACGACAGAGAAGAAGAAGCCCGGAACAAGTACGACGATTTTGAACAAGTCGCCTACAACCCGAGCGTCCGAATCACTGACGTGATGGCTGAAACGATCCGCGCTTCTGATGTTGGCCCTGATGTAGCGTACTACCTTGGAGCTAACCCCAAAGAAGCGGACCGTATCTCGCGCTTGTCGCCGTTCTTGCAGGCAAAAGAAATTGGGAAGATCGAGGTCAGGCTGACCGACAATCCGCCCGTTAAACGAACCACATCTGCGCCAGCACCCATCACACCTGTAACGGCCCGAGGCAGCAACAACAACCCGTCATTTGACACGACTGACCCGCGTTCCATCAAGAACATGAGTACGTCGGAATGGATTGAAGCTGAACGAGCCCGCCAGATGCGAAAGATGCAGGCACAAGCAAACCGCTAAGACTTGAAAGGAGCCCGTTGTGGCCAATAGTATTCTGACCATTGACATGATCACCAGGAAGGCTTTGGAGATCTTGGAAAACAACTTGGTGATCACGCGCAATGTGAACCGCCAGTACGACGACAGCTTCGCTGTTGAAGGGGCCAAGATCGGCTCCACGCTGCGCATCCGCCTGCCGGACCGCGCTCTGGTGACTGACGGCGCCGCTCTGCAAGTGCAGGACGACAACGAGCAGTTCACGACCCTGACGGTCAACAACCAAAAGCACATCGGCGTGAACTTCACGTCGGCCGAACTGACGATGCAGTTGGACGACTTCGCGGATCGTGTGCTCAAGCCTCGTATCAGCCAGTTGGCCTCCAGCATCGACGCTGACGTCGCCAACGCCTTCCGCACCATCGGCAACTCCGTGGGCACGCCTGGCACCACGCCGGCCACCTCGCTGGTTCTGCTGCAAGCTCAGCAGAAGCTCAACGAGAACGCCGCTGTGATGTCGCCGCGGTACGCAACGGTCAACCCCGCCGCAAACGCTGGTCTGGTGGAAGGCATGAAGGGTCTGTTCAATCCCACCGACACCATCAGCAAGCAGTTCAAGAACGGCATGATGGGCACTGGCGTGCTTGGCTTCGAAGAAGTCAACATGTCTCAGTCGATCAAGCAGTTCACGACCGGCTCGCGCGGCGCTACCGGCAACACCACCTCTGCGGCAGTTACCGCTGAAGGCGCGACCTCCATCGCGCTGACCGTGGCGTCTAACGTCACCATCAAGGCTGGTGACGTGTTCACCGTGGCTGACTGCTTTGCGGTGAACCCGCAGACCCGTGAGTCCACCGGCTCGCTGTTCCAGTTCGTGGTTCTGGCTGACGTCACCGCCAGCGGCACCGCCGTCACCGTGACCGTGGCTCCGATGTACTCGGCCAGCAGCGCTCTGGCCACCGTCAACAGCCTGCCTGGCAACAGCAAGGCTGTGGTGTTCGTGGGTGCTGCCTCTACGCAGTACGCTCAGAACTTGGTGTACCACAAGGATGCCGTCACGTTCGCCACCGCTGACCTGCTCCTGCCCCAAGGCGTGGACATGGCTGCGCGTGCCGTTCACAACGGCATCAGCCTGCGCGTCGTGCGTCAGTACGACATCAACAACGACCGCATGCCTTGCCGGATCGACGTGCTGTACGGTTACAGCACCATTCGTCCGCAGATGGCCTGCCGTCTCTGGGGCTGATGACAATGGGGGCTACGGCCCCCAGTCTTACAACTGAACACTGAAAGGAAACTCAATCATGGCACTCCCTAATGGTGGCGGCGGCTATCAAGTCGGCGACGGCAACCTCAACGAACCCCTGATCGACGCGCTCCCCGAGCCGGTGTCGATTGCGGCTACTGCAACCCTGACCCCAGCACAAGTGCTGAACGGTCTGATCTTGGCCAACAGCGGTGTCACCGCTGCGGCTCAGACCTACACGCTGCCCACTGTGGCGGATTTGGAAGCCGTGCTGACCAATTCGGACAAAGTGGGCACTTCGTTCACTTTCCGTGTGGTCAACCTCGGCACGTCTTCCGCCACCGCGATCATCGCTGCGGGTACCGGCTGGACTGTCTCTGGTTCTCTGACCATGACAATCCCTATCACGACCGGCGCTGCGCTGCTTGCTCGCAAGAGCGCTGCTGGCGCTTGGACGCTGTATCGCGTGGCTTGACGCATCGCGCGGCCTTCGGGCCGCGCATTTTTGAAAGGATTGATCATGCCTAATACCAAGGCTGTCGGCGTCGCGTACAGCGACCCCGAGTTTGAAAGCGTTACCGTTACGGGTGCGGTTGCTGTTACGGGCGCTGTTACCGGCGCTTCGGTTAGTGGGGGTACCGTCTATGCATCCAGCGAGTTGGGGTACACCGCAGACGCGCAGGGCACGGTGACACAGGCCACTGACAAGACCACAGCGGTAACGCTGAACAAGGCTGCTGGCCGCATCACTATGGCTGCCACGGCTTTGGCGGGCAATACCGCAGTGACTTTCACGATGAACAACAGTTTCATTTCCGCCAACGACTCAATCGTCGTGAACGTGTCGGGCGGCGCTACGGCTGCGGCGTATACGACCTACATTTCCAGCATGACTGCTGGTTCTGCGGTCATTGCGCTGCGTAACCTGACTGCGGGGTCGCTGTCTGAAGCGGTCATCATCAACTTCGCGTTGATCCACTGCGTGTAACGGAAAGGGGCTTCGGCCCCCTTCTTCTATGCCCATCATCTACATGAGACATCCGATCCACGGCGCTAAGGTAGCGACGTTGGAAATGGAAGCGGAATACGACGAGCGCAGCGGATGGGCGCGGTATACTCCCGATCAAGACGATGATGTCGAACCCGCGCTTGCAGTCAACGCTTTGACCGAGCGCACCCGCCGCCGTAGGGAGGTTGTCAATGTCCACCACAGCGGGTGATCAAATCCAGCGCGCCCTGCGTCTGCTGGGCGTATTGGCAGAAGGCGAAACCACATCCGCCGCCGTCATGCAAGACTCGCTGACGGCGATGAACCAGATGATCGACTCGTGGAACACCGAGCGGCTGTCTGTGTTCAGCACGCAAGACCAAGTGTTCAATTGGCCCGCCAGCACGATCAGCCGCACGCTGGGGCCTACGGGCGACTTTGTGGGCAACCGGCCCGTCCTGCTGGACGACTCGACGTACTTCCGCGACCCCGGCACGAACGTCAGCTTCGGCATCAAGATGATCAATCAGCAGCAGTACAACGGTATTGCTGTCAAGACGGTCACGTCAACGTATCCGCAGGTGCTGTGGATCAACATGACGTACCCCGACATTGAGATGTACATC